ACCAAGTATCGGTAGCAACCTTGATGCAGGAAGCAGCCGAGAACTGCGCTCTCAACTTAGGTGCTATGGCACTTGCTCCAGTTGATGAAATTGTGGTCGTGCCTGATGTCACAGCTTTAATTGTTGTCTGACCTGCTCCGATTTGAATAACATTGATAATCGTGCCAGTCGGGAATGCGACATTGGCATTAGTTGGAATTAAAAAATCATTTGCGCCAGCAACCGACATCGTGACGAGCTTTTGATCTGCATCTGCGAGCACCACTGTATAAGTTGCAGTTTGTGCATTTAAAGTGACTTTGCTTCCTGCTGCATAATCGTATGACAAAGTCAATGCGCCAGATGTGCCACCACCTGTTAATGGGCTATTAGTATTCACCGCCGTAATGTCGCCCACATCATTTGTAATCCACACGAAGTCCATATTTGTATTGGAATTTTTAGCTAAGATTTGACCAGATGTGCCGCCTAATAAATCAGCCATCGAAGCATCTACTGAATCGCCAAGTGTCTCAATTGCAGTCGCGCCATCTTTGACCAAGTCTGTGCTGGTCGGCACTGACCAACCGAAGTTAGGTGTTGTCGTTGCCATCTATCCTCCTATGCCACCACTGTGGCTTCATACCATTGAAGTGTAGGCGAAATCGTATTCCAAGACTCGCCGACAGGCACAGAATTCCATCTAAATGCTTGAAGCGAATAAGCAATTGGCGTGACATTAATCTTTAAAGTCACTGACTTGATGCCTGCTGTCCAAGTCCAGCCTTCGACAAAGCCTTGAAAGTTTGAGCCCATATTCTGAGGCAGCCCTGTGATATTGACAGGCATGCCCATAAAGACATTGATGAGATCATCACGGTCAGCATTGCCCATTAATTCATTGGATAAATTGAAGCTAATTGTGTCGAATATGGCTTGCGGATAGGCTCGCAGCTCTAAATAGAATTCCGCTTGACTAATCGCATCTGCGCCATTCTCAAGGCTGGTGCTTATATTCTGCGCCAGCGACCCATAGGCAATAATCGACTCAGCTTCAGAGTCAGTGACGGTCTGCCCATTCTTATAGGTAATTGTTATTTGATTGCGAACATCTCCACCGCGCACAGCAGTCTTTAAGCCCCTAGCTAATGCATCTGTATTTGCAGCTAAATCGACATAGCCATTAATGGCAAGATATTGGCTGCGATGTGTGCTGTCGGCGTAGCCAATCCGACCTGCTGCATCTTCATAAATATATCCAAGACCTGAAGTTGCTAAAGCTGCTACCAGAGAATAGACATCGGTGACACTTGATGATCTGTTAGTCAGCTCATAGTCTCCAGGTCTATCTATTTCGCCTAGCCCTGTATTCAAGGCATCTTGCCATTGTTCAGTAGGCTCATAGGCTGCCCATGTAAGCGCGGCAGGCACTTGATTCCAGCGACCGAATAAGACCTGCTCCAGAATGGTATAAATTTGATCACCGTCAAAGTCTTTGCTTAAGACACCATTTGTTAAAGATCGTGGCAGCCTAGAAAGCGCGCCAAGTGCCAGAATGTTAATTGTCTCAACCGATGCCACCGTGCCGACAGATGTCAATTCTGTCGAATACTCAGCTATTGAGCCGCCAAAGATAGGCACATAAACGCCCGAAGTGTCGCGCAGCTCGACCGTCACGCCGTCATTGATGTCAAGTGTCGTCACCGTATTATCTAGCTTTATCAGGCTCAGATTGCAATAGCCTGCTACTGCCTGCTCATAGATATTTGTGCGCCCCGATGTAATTGTAAGATTTGCCAGCGTTATATTTTGAAACTCAACGCTGTTAATCAACACCTTCCATTCAGGTGTATATGCGGTCATGTAGTGACCAGCCCACCAGCTCCAACCGTGCCTCGATAGAAGCTGTTATTTAATAGATCAACTATTTGGCGAGCGACACCTTCTTGATCCAAAGCCCCAGAAACATTGATGTTGAAGTTATTGACTGTGCCACCGCCGCCCATTTTGTTATTCGGAATAATAACGCCATCGGTCTTTGGCACGAACATCTCAGCGCCGCGCTCGCCTACCACATAAGAAGTGCCTGCCTTGACTGCGCCGCCCTCTGCCCTGCCGCCGCCGAACAAACCGCCGACTACATTACTTATGCCTTCGACAATAGGATTATTTTTAATTAAATTAATAAATTTGCTTAACTGCTTAAAAGCATCGCCAATGAATCCTGCAAGCTTGCCAAAGCCGCTAACTAATGTGCCTATAACGCTACCAATAGCGACAAGCGCGGCCTTTAATACGCCGCCCAATACTGGTGCGAGATTGTCTTTGACAAACTTCCAGACTGCTCTGAAGACTGGCTCAAGCTTCGCAAATTCATCTCTGTTAGCCATAACAGCATTTTTGATTGTGTCAAATGCAATCTTCAACCCATTAAAGACTGGAACTACCACAGCACTTATTGCTGGCACTATATTCTCGCTGACTAGACTCCACCATTTTTGGAATGTAGGAATTAAGAAATCTCTAAACACCGACACAATTGTCTGAATGATTGGCGTTAATTTTGGTCCAATTTCATCTGCAAATGCAGCAATTGCTGGAATGCCCTTTTCGACAAAGTTAGAAATAAGTGGCGTTATTGCATCAAGCACAAATGCGCCGACAGTCTCTTTGCCTTCATCGACAGCAATGCTTAGGCGCTCCATCTTGCCAGCAAATGTCTCTGCCTGCTCTGTTGCTTGACCGCCAAAGGTTGTTGCCAATGCTTTAGCTGCCTCGTCAAATGTCATCGATTTCAATTCGGCTGCTGATAAGCCAACACCTAATCTGCCAAGCGAAGTCACATTGCCGTCATAAGCGCGACCTAAAGCTGCGCTGACTGCCTCTAAAGATTTGCCACTGCCTGCTGATATATCTAAAGCAAGTGCCTGCAATTTCTGCGCTTCTTCAACGCTCTTTGTGCTTCTTACTAAGCGATCAAAGCTTGGTCTTAATTGATCATCGGTGACACCTACTGCCAGCGCCGTCTTTGTTATGTATTTCTCAACACCTGCAACCACAGCATCATTCGCGCCTGCAACATTTCGCAAGCTAGTGGCTAAAGCGGTCTGTGCCTTCTCATCTTCAATTGCAGCCTTAACACCGTCAATTAATAGCTTGCTTGCATAAGCTGCTGCTGCTACTGCTGCGACCGCAAATGCTGCTGCTGCCTTCTTGCTAAAGTCTGCAACCTTGCCGCCAAAGCCTTCGACTTCTTTGCTGCCGTCACCTAGCTTCTTGCGTAGATCATCAACATCGGCAAGAATCGATAGTTTTAGTGTTCTTGAGCCAGCCATTAATCGAACCTCTTAACTATCTCTGAGAATGACATCTCCCATTGTCTCACCAATTCATTCTGATTTGCTCTAAGCGTTGGATAAATAAAATAGCCTTGCGGATTCCAAGTTGGGAATTGCTTAAACTTCTTTGAGCCAAATTCCATACCGCCCCAAAGCTGTTGAGTAGTTGCACCGCCTGAGAATCGCTGTGATGCATAGCCAAATGACAATTCGCCAAGCTTTGATGATTTGCTTACTTTAGAGCCTTCAGCAATGCGCCTAGCGGCTGTGCCAGCTTTAGTTCGTCCAGCCGATGCAGAGATAATCTTGCCGCGCAAGAAGTCAGCCAAAGCACTCGATTTCTCTTTAGCTTCGGCAAGTGCCTGATCGTCCATAGCTTTGAAAGCGCGCTTGATTGCGCCAAGCTCGCGCTTGTCATAGCTAATCGGATCACTTGCCATTGCGCTTCTCCAATATCTCCACAGCCGTCAAGATGTCTTCAGCCGATACCCATTCGCGCATCGGAATGCCAGTGGCGATTGCTAGTTCTACGACTAGCCGTCCGACTGAGCCACTGGCGTGACTTTTGGGCTTAGCTCATTGGGATCAATCTCCGCGACTGTCTCAAGCCAAGCTTCATAAGGTTTTAACGGTGAGCCAGCAGCTTCTCGCTTGAGAGCTGCATAAGCCAAGAACGCAAGGTCAGACATTCCCAGCAAGTCGTCACCCTTGATGTCTGTAATCTTGCGCCCTGTCTTTATCTCCCACTTAACCCACTCAGGCGGCAGCACCGTTGCCGTCACTGTATCGCCTGAGCTATATGTAATTGTAAGTCCTAGTTTCATGCTCCTGATCTCCTAATCTTAGGTGAATGACTCTGAAGGTGTGCCAACTACTACAAATGAGAATGAGACTGTTTGTGCATCTGGCGATGTGCCGCCTACGCTTGGGAATGCTGGCATTGCATTAAATGTGAAGACTGCACCTGTCACGGCTGTCAATGAGACTGCCAAAGTGGTATTTGGCGCGGTCTCTGCTGCTGTCCATAGTGCCTCACAGAGAGAATCTGCTGCGCCCCAGTCTGCAAGCATTTCCATTTCAAAGCCCCATTGATCATCAATGTGCTTATAGGCTTTTTGATAAAGAGTCTGATAAGTCTCGATAGTTGGATCGTTGCTGAGCGTTGCTGATAAAGCTTGCTCATCATAGTTCTTGGTAGCGATCGTCAAGACTAGATCGCGCCCCGTGATGACGGTCGTTGCCATTGTTGCTCCTTAGGTTTGTGTGTAATAGGTAGATATGTTGATGTCGGCAGTCAAGTATTGAGCTGCCCCGATTTGTGTCACCAGTGGGCGCTCTACCACGCCCACGATGTATCCAGCAGGCAAAGCCGCCAGAATGCTGATAATTAGCTTCTCGATATTGTCAAGAGAAGCTGGATTGCTGTTATATGAGACGATAGCTGTTGCCACTATATTAATTTTAATTTTAACATTAGCTTTGCCAAGTAATTGTGGCTCAAAGTATGGCGATCCCGGAACTAAGACAATTGCAGGACTTATGACTGACTCTGGCACACTGTTGTAAGTCGATGCAGCTAGGTTAGTAAATGCAGTCTTAAGCGCATCGCGCACATCTACTTGAATCGAATTGGCTGGCATTATTGACACATAGTTTCGACATCAACATACGGCGCAAGCAAAGCTTGGACTCTCGATAGCAACGATCTGCCGAGACGGAATGGCGTGGGTGTGAAATCAACGCCCTCAAGCTGACCGCCTATCGAGAGTCGGGATTGAAATATCTCTGTGCTAACTACATAGACGGCAGACTCAACGGCTGGCGTGTTAGCGTATAAGCTCGCTGCGTTGTAGCCTGATAAGAATGCTGTGCCTTGCGGAATGCTTGGCTGCAACTCGACATCTGCATTTGTGACGGCGGCTGAGAACACTTGACCAACATAAGTGCTGTTAAAGCCTGCTGGTAAGAATGGATATGGATAACCATATTGCGGCGAATAATCGCCTATAAATCTATAATCATTTGTGACGGTCTTTGTGCCGTTAAATATTGCTGGCAATCCTGAAATCACCAAGCTCTGCCCTGTTGTAAAGCCGTGTGGGCGCACGGTAAAGTAATAAGCGACATTATTGCTCAAGCTTACATAAGCGACCTTTGAACTATTCTGCACCAGCATCGGCAAGATTATGTCTTCCGCGCTGTCAATGACTTGCTCTAAATAAGCATCGTTATAAAGGGCAGAGCTAACGCCAAGCACATTGCGCAACTGCGTGGCTGTGATAATGGCTGGCATTAACTCTGATCCTTTCGATTCTGCTGGGCTGACTCAGGAGCGAATCAGCCCATGACTAGGTGGCTATTACGCCTTGTTATTGTGGAACGATCCTGCTGCAATCTTTGTTGCAATTGCGCCATAACCGTAATACATGCACTGGATTTGACCACTGCTGATTAAGTTTGTCTGCAACTTAACACTTGGTGATTCATACCAAGTGTATGCTTCAGGATCAACGATAAGAATTGATCCATCTGTGTCAGTGCCTTGAGCAGTGTTTGCTGTGACAAATAGGTCAAGACCTGCAACATTGCCGCGAATTGAATCTGGGCGAACTACGCCGCCAGCATTCTGTGGCTGTGCTGCATTGTAAATTGGGCGACCACTGTCATTAAGTGTCATGATATTTGCCCACTGTGCAGTATTGACAATCATTGACTTTGCAAATCTTTGTGTGTTTGCATAAACCGAAGCAGCGCCGCGAGCGACAATGCCTAGAAGTTCAGCAGCAGTTGGATATGTGACGGTAGTAGTCGCATCGCCAGTTGCACCTTGATACACTGCGAGATTTACTTTCGCATCTGTTGCTTTAGCGTATGCAGCAGCCATGTTCTTGATTAATTCTTCAAAGAATAATGGCGACGATCTGTCAAGGAGCTCTAAACTGAAGGTCTGCTGTCCAGCATATTTCTGAACATTGACGGTGACAAATGCAGAATTTTGATCTGTCTCAGATGGTGCTGCTTCTTCGGCTGTAATTGCAACAGTCGGCGCAACTGTAATCTTTGGAATCTCAAAGCTCATGCCTGCATCTGGCAAGACACCGCGAGAGATTGCATCAATTGATGGGCGCACTAATGTTGAAAGACCGTTAATAACCTCGGTCAATTGGCGTGTAGGGATAAGACCAGCGTTGTCGGTGGTGTTATCTGCTGCCGTGATGTATTGGCGGGCATTGTCATCGCCAAGTGTTGCGCGTATTGAATTCTCCAGATATTTCGCTGGTGTGACTTCAATGCGTGGCTTTGTGTAGAACGCAGGGCGAGCATTTGCTTGCACCTGCAAAGAAGCTTCCACCGTTTCTTCAACGGCAGGAGCGTTTTGAACGGTAGTGTCTTCCACTTGTTCTCCTTCGGTCGGGGTTGATACATCTGAAACCTCTTTGGCTTCAGAATCTTTTTTGTCTTCTTCATCGCTTGCTGCTACATCTGTGACACGCGCTGATCGCACTGCTGGCTCTGTCACTAGGCTGACTTCAACTAGCTCACTCTTACTAATAACCATTGCGCCATCTACTGTCTCATAATCATCAACTGCAACGCCTACTGAGAAGCCATCACGCAAGCCAGACATTGCTTCTTCAAGTGCATCTGTGCCTGCTGTGGTATTTGCAATCTTAAATGTCGCATCTATGCCGACATATTTGCCGTCTTCTTCAACTTCGTCCATTGATAAAGTCATGCCAATAGGTCTAGTGCGGTCATGCTCTAAATTAAGCTTGACTGATTTGATTGGAATAGAGCCAGCCTTAAAAATTGTGCGACCTGCGCTAGTCACTGCGACTTCATCAAATGTGACGATGCGCCCAGATATTGTGCGAGCATTTGTGTCGGCTGCCGTAATCTTTAGCGGCACTTGTATTTTCATCGGATCATGTCCTCTTCTCTTCGTATTTCTTCAGGTGTAATTGCGCCAATGCCTGCAAGAATTTGATAAACCTGCGCGCGCTCTAGTGGATTGCCACGCAAGAATTCGCCAAAGTTGAAGCGCGCATATTGTCCAGCAGGTAAGAAGTCGCTCATGCTTAATCTTTGCTCAATAATTGTCATTACTGGCTTTAGGCTGTAATCAATTAGGTCGCGCCTCTGATTGATTGCGTTGCTATAAGTG